ACATCTTCTTTTATCGGAAGAGCTAACAGCTATCTTCAAAGTTGTATAGATCATAAAAGGGTTTGGTTTGCAAGCGCTTCTTGCGCGCATCCAGATATTGTTAATCAAATGTTTAGCTTAAACATTCCAATAGACTATATTTATCCAAAAGGTATAGATGACGCTCCTGAAGACGCTATTGAAAGAGCAAAGCTTGGCGTTAGGGATTTTATGGAGCAACAGGATTTTATAATAAAAGATACAAAAGATCAATGCGCTTTGATTCAAGTTTCTTCAACGGCTCGTGGAACACAGAGCTTTGACTTGCCTGCTCATTTAAGAAGATTAACGACTGCTAATAAGCCAAGAAAAGATAACTATTCAGCATTAATGCTTGGAAACTGGGCAGTTAAAGTTTTTTTCGACTTAAACTCCGACAAGGCTGAAAAGCCTAAGTATAATTTTACACCCTTTTTTCTATAAAACGTGTAGAATTATACAATAATATAATTAAAAAAATATCTTATATTGTCCATAAAAATAATGTTTAATATTTAAACTTAAAAATAAAGACAAGCTGATCCTTTAATATCATGACTCAAAAAAATAAAAAAAATGAAATTCCTGAGGCTGTCATGGCTTCATTAGATGATAATTTGAGCATAGCGGTTGCGTCAACTTGTGAAAGAACAGGTGAAACATCAATGAGAAGAAATGTGGCTTCTTCTATTACAAAAACTGATAGGTTTTCTAATTTAGAAAAAGGGGTTGTCCCATTTGTTTACGGAACTGGAAAAGGTAATTATAATTCTAATATTTCAGCCAAAGATGCGATAGTGCTTTGTCAAAAAGCTTATTGGAATGTTCCAATTTTTAGAAACACAATAGATCTAATGACGGAGTTTAGTCTCTCTGACATTTATTTAACGGGTGGAAACGAACAAAGTAGAAAATTTTTTAACCTTTGGCTTCAAAAGATAAATAGCTGGGATTTGCAAGATCAGTTTTACAGAGAGTTTTATAGAAGTGGAAATATTTTTATCTATAAATTCAGGGCAGACTTCAGTAGAGAAAACATGATGAAGATACAAGAAGCGTTTGGCGCTTCATCCTCTGATGATCAGCAAATTCCAGTTAAATATATAATTTTAAACCCATCTGATATAAATATTGTAACGTCATCTTCTTTTTTAGACAATGTTTATGTTAAAATGCTGAATGATTATGAGCTTCAGTCTCTTATAAATCCAAGAACTGAATCAGATAAACAAATAGCTGAAAAGATACCAGAAATAAAAAATTTATTGGACAAAGCGTCAAATTCTCAAAAAAAGAATATTCCCGCCGGTCTTAATAATGTTGCGCTAGAATTAGATAAAGATAGATTGGTGGCTATTTTTTATAAAAAGCAAAATTATGAACCATTATCTGTACCTATGGGGTTTGCGGTTCTAGAAGATATAAATTCAAAACTTGAATTAAAAAAAATAGATCAAGCGATTGCTAGATCTGTTCAGCAAGCCGTGTTAATGATAACCATGGGCGACGAAAAAGTTGGAATGCCAAGCGCTCAAAATTTAGCTTCTATGAGAAAGCTTTTTGAGAATCAAAGCGTTGGAAAAGTTTTAGTTGCAGATTACACAACAAACGCAAAGTTTGTTATTCCAGATATCGGCAATCTTCTTGATCCTAAGAAATATGAAATCTTAGATAACGATATAAGAATGGGGTTAAATAGCATTTTATTTGGAGAAGAAAAGTTTTCAAATACCTCAATAAAAGTAAAAGTATTTTTTGCTAGATTAAAATATGGTCGTGAAAAATTCTTAAGAGATTTTTTAATTCCAGAAATGAAGGAGGTTGGAAGAGCGCTGGGTTTCAAACAAATTCCTACTCCAAAATTAGAAGATATTGACTTTGAAGACAACGTATTGATGAGTAGAGTTTATTCTAGGCTTATAGAACTTGGAGTTTTAACTCCAGAGGAGGGATTTGATGTATTTCAAAGCGGTAGACTTCCAACGTCTGAAGAAAGTATTGAGTCTCAAAAAAAATATAAAGTATTAAAAGAAAAAGGTTATTACCAGCCATTGATAGGTGGAGCTAAGGATCCTAACTCACCAGCTGGAACAGGAGGAAATAAAAATCCGGCCGGAAATTCTGGTAGACCAATAGGAAGCGGAGGAAAGCAGCTCGTAACACGCAAGCAAGCATCGGCGTCAGTTGAGTCAGATAATATAGAAACATTTAGTTGCGAAAAAATGAAGACAGTTTTGGCGTCTATAACGTCTCTTGAAAAAAATATAGAAACAGTTCTTAAAGCTAAATTTAAAATAAAAAAATTAAATAAACAACAAGCTGAAATCGTTTCTGATATTGCAATTTTAATTGCTCAGAATGAAAAATTAGAAAACTGGAATAAAACTTTTGATTTATATATACAGGATATGTCAAGGTCAAATCCAGAAATCTATAGCCAAATAGATGAACTTGCTTCAAATCATGGTATAGATATAAGATCCGCAAGTATTTTATACCATAGTAAAAAATAATTTTATGGGTATTAATAAAGTAAAATTAAAACAAATAGATGCAGATTTTTCTGGTCTTGTTGGTCAATATGGTTCGGGATACTTCGCTTCAACTGGACAACTTAATTCTTTATCTGGATCATCTTTTAAATATAGCGATTTGGCAACAAATCAATTTGTTTATCAAACTGGTAATCAAAATATATCAGGAGTAAAAAATTTTTTTTCTAGACCAGAGTTAAGTGGAAAAGGCTTAGCGAAATTAGAGGAAGTTGTAACTTTATCTACAAATCAATCTATACCTTCGCAAAAAACTTTTGCTGGAAATACAATTTTTGATACAAATTATAATACATATCAATATTGTGACGTTGAATTTACAGATACTAATTTTTCTCTTGATGGTAATTCTGTAAATAGTCTCGTAAGTAATTTAGGAGCTTTGCTTGTAAATACAAATGCAAATCAAGCGATTGAGGGAGTTAAAAATTTTACAAATGCTTTACAGGTTAAGGGAACTGGGGTTTTAGTAAGTGGGGCTGTGAATCCAATATATGTCAATTTAGGAAACAGTAGTATTGAAAGATATATTACTTTTGTAGAGCAAACTGGGTCGGGCTCAAAATTTCTTCAGCAGAATTCGGGTTTGAGTTATAATCCTATTAATAAAACTTTAAAATGTGATAATTTTAATGGATTAGCAAGCTTTGCTAGCAGGCTTTCTGGTAAAAATCCTATTGCAAAAATTAACGGATTAACGTTCGATGGCTCTGCTGATATAGTAGTGTCTGGATATGGAACGCAAGATACTGCTAATGCTAATCGTTACTTATTATTTACTTCTAATAATACTGCCGGATATAAAGATTTGATGACTAATGGAATAACTGTTAATCCATCAAATAATTCAATTTCTGCTTCTAGTTTTGTAGGAGGATTTTCTGGAAATTTATTAAATGCAACTTCTTCTGCAAATTTATCGATTGGAGCATTTGCTGCTACTGATAACATAAATTTTCAGTTTCCAGCCGGAACAACCGCATACCAATTAACTAATACTTTTTTTGCTCCTATAAATAGCGGAACAAGAGCTTTGGGTCAGGCAACTAGAGCTTGGAGCACTGTATATGCTTCAACTACATCTATACAAACTTCCGATGAAAATCTAAAAACAGAAATATCAGAAATTCCAGATACTTGGTTGGACGCATGGGAAGAAGTAAATTATGTAAGATATAAATTCAAAGATTCAGTTGCTCAAAAAGGCTTATCTGGAGCCAGGTGGCACATTGGACACATAGCTCAAGATATTCATCAGAAGTTTCAAGCCCGTGGATTAGATGCGTTTGAAATAGGTATGCTTTGTTATGATAAGTGGGAAGAACATCTCGATGTAGACGGAAAAATAGTCCCCTCTGGAGAAATTTGGTCTATTAGACCCGATGAGTGCCAATTCATGGAAATGGCTCTAACTAGAAGAACTTTAAATAGATTAAAAAGCGGAATTTTATCTTAATAAAGTGTAACCCATATAAATATATGAATCATTTTTTTATACAAACAAAACTATTGCTAACCGGTCAACAAGCGCCATTTACGGGTGAAGCAGTTAATATGGCTAGATCCAGAGACGCGGCATTTACCGCTTACGCAAGCGGAAGTGGAAGCGTTTTTCTTCAATACAAAAGCCCATTTTTTGAAAATGGATGGGTTGATTTTTATTCTTTTTCCGGATTAAATACGGGATACGCTCTTCCTGCTTATCTAACAACTCCAGTAACTGAAGTTAGAGCAATTTCAAGCGGAAATGGAAAGTTTTGGTGCGGATTTACCGCACAAAATTAAAATATGATTAATGATGCTTCAATAGTTAAAATTGAGCGTCAGCCTACTGATATACTTCCTACGGGTGGATTGGGCGTCCCAGCTGGTGGGTCGCAGGGTCAAGTCTTAGCTAAATCTACTAATAGTAATTATGATACTGCTTGGGTGGATCCAAGTATTGGAGTGCCAGCTGGTGGATCAATGGGTCAATTTTTAGTAAAAAATACTAATACTAATTATGATACTATTTGGCAAGATTTGCCATCAATTCAAAGTACAGAATACTTGCTTCAAACAGTTTATAATGGATCTGGTTCTACTATAAATAGAGGTAGTATAGTATCTTTTGTTGGCGGAGACGGGTCTTATCCAATTGTAGAAAAAGCTGTTTCAAGTTCGATTCATGATTCAGATGTTATTGGCATAGCATTAGATAATATCTTAAATGGGGAATACGGCTCAATAGTAGTAAATGGAATTTTGGACGGATTTAATACTAATGCTTTTAACGTTGGTGACAAATTATATCTTTCTTCTGTTAATGATGGGGCTATAACGAATATAGTTCCAACAGCTCCAAACCATGCTATTTTTATAGGTTTTTGTATTAAAAAAGACGCTGCAGATGGAGCAATATATATAAATTTAAATACTGGAACGCATTTAGATTTACTTCATGATGTAAGTATCAACTTACCATCAAGCGGTGATGTTTTATTTTTTAATGAAAATAATACTTGGGTTAATAAAAAAATAGATGTTTACAACGTATCCGGAGCTGTGGGTTCTGGCGATTTTAAAAATATAGTTTTTCAAACGGGTAATCAAAATATATCAGGAGTAAAAACATTTTTCCATAGACCTATTTTATCTGGTTCACAAATACAAAGTAACCAGTCTGGGCTAGCAATGTTAGGTGAGGTTGTGACCATAAACGGATCTCAAACTATTACTGGACCAAAAACTTTTAGCGCAAGTGTGGCATTTTCTAATTCTGCCATTGACTATAGTTATTCAGAAATAAATTTTGATACTACCGATTTCAATTTAGATCCTTATTCTTCATCTGGATTAGCTTCAAATCTAAGGGGATTTTTTGTTGATGTTGATACAAATCAAATAGTAAATGGAAGAAAAACTTTTAAGTCTGGAATAAAATTAATATCTCAAAATTCATATGCGTTAAACGTTTCTGGTTCCGCCTTGTTTAGCGAAAGACCAACTGTTAACGGAACTGGCGTTCTGCTTCAAGGTGAAGTACAAGATAATACGATTATTAGCGGCGTTGTATACTCGGCTCAAGTAAATGTTAAAAATTATAATGGGTCAACTATTTACAAAGGTCAACCCGTATATATTGCTGGAGCTGAAGGCGGAAATATTTTAGTTAAATTAGCATCTAATGTTTCTGAGCAATCATCTTCAAAAACATTAGGTTTAGTTGTTCAAGATAGTTTAGATAATAATGCTTTTGGAACTGTAATTACAGATGGCTTATTAGAAAATTTCGATGTAAGCGTTGCTAGTGCTGGTGACCCTATTTGGCTTGGGCCAACTGGTAGTTTATTGTATGGTTTAGCTAATAAGCCTCATGCTCCAAATCATATGGTTTATTTGGGCGTTGTAACTAGGGCTCAAAATAATGGAGAAGTTTTTGTAAAGGTGCAAAATGGATATGAATTAGATGAATTACATGATGTTTCAATAAACTCTCCAATGAGTGGCCAATTCCTAAGTAGAAATAATTCAAATAATGCTTGGATAAATAAAACATTTAGTCCGTCTGATTTTGCTCCTATTCTAAATGATGCAACTACATATACATTAAAATCAATAAATGGAATTTTAACTTGGGTACCAGGTTAGAGAAATTTTTTGTAGTGTATATATAAATATGAAGTTTTTTTTATTAATTGTTTGCTGCTTGGTAGCTTCTTCTTGTACCGTATATACAGAAAAACAGTCAGAGGCTCTTTCTCGTACTGTTTATGCTACTAAGGATTCTTTAGAGCAGGCTAGAATAGATTTAGCCGATAAGTACTCTACGGAAACTACGAGGCTTGTTAAACCTCCTAAAAAGAGAATCGATATTCCTCCGGTTTATAAAAAAACTATAGATGTAATCACTTCGCAAAGTAAGCGTTCTCCTGCTTATATTGATAAGCAGCGAGTATTAATTATTCCTGAAAAATATAAAGCGGATACTGTTGTTGTAGTTAGCTCAAAAGAATATGAAGACCTACTGAAAGACAAAGAAACTTATGAGCAGATAAGAAAAGATTTTGAGAATTTAAATGTAGCTAGGTCTCAGGTTGACGAAGAGCTTATTAGGCAAATGGAGTATAATGAAAAAATGATCAAAGATCTAAATGTAATGCAAAAAAAGTTAGTCGAAAAAGATTTAGCAATTTTGCAGAGAAATATTATTATAATTATACTTTTATTAATAATTGGCGGAGCCACTTATCTAAGAATAAAGGGGATACTTTAAGTTATGAAAACATTAGAAAAATTAATACAAAAATTTAATAACTGGCAAATGGAGAATCCGGCTAAATTTATTTTTATTCTTGGTTTTATTTCTGGACTAATTATAGGGTCTCTTTTTTAATTAAGAGATGTATTTAATATAAAATAAAAATATATTAATAATGGGTTTATATGGTCGGTTCTTCTCTTTTTTTTCATTCTGAATTTTTAACTGTAATAGCTGCTTTTTTAACTGGAATAGTTGGACCAATTGCTCTGCTTTACGCTAAGTATCTTTTGGCTTTAAGAAAAGAAAAGGATAGAAATAAAAGGCGCAATGATTTTAATATAACAATTGAAATGCAGCAAAAAATTAATTCTACTCTAAATATTTTGCAGAGCAAGTATGATTTAGATAGAGTTTGGATAGCTCAGTTTCATAATGGTGGTAATTTTTATCCAGGTAACAAAAGCATGAAAAAGCTTTCTGCGACATTTGAGGCTACTAAGCCTGGTGTTTCTACTGATTTAATGAAGCTACAAAATTTACCAATATCTTTTTTTAGCAAGGTGCTAACAGAAATGAATGAAAGCCAGTCTGGTGTGATTATAGAAACGGACGAAACTCATGAGAATGCTTTTAAAGATTTTTGGTTACATAGGGGCATTCATAGATCTTATATGTTTCCAATTATTTGCCTTGAGGGGGATTTTATTGCTATTCTTGGGGTTGATTTTAATGATACAGATGGAAGGCTGTCTGATGAGCTTTATAAGGAATTAGAAAGTGAAGCTAAATTGTTGTCTGGATACGTCGCGATAGTTTCTATTGAAAAGAAATAGATTTACATATGATCGAGGCAATTAAAAATACGGCAATTTCTCTAGTTTCGTATTTGAGTGGAAACTTAGTTCCACCAAATACTCCAATTCAAGATGTAGAAAGAATGAAAGCCATAAATCATATGGCTTCTAGTAAATTTTATATTGTTTTTACTTCGGTTCTTATACTTGCTTTTTTTTATTTTGCAAGTCTTGGAATAATGTTTTTTATTCCAAAAAATCCAGAATTCGTTGCTGGATTTGTTACTATTTTTTCTAAAACAATTGAGATATTAGCTATCATAATAGCTTCTTATGTTGGCGCTCAAGCCGTTGTAGATTTAAAATATGGAAGTAGTTCAGCGTCAACGATAGAAAGTGTTAACGAAAATATAAATAACGTAACAGTTATTGAAACAAATATAAAAGAAGATGATTACGAACTCAGATAAGCCATCTAAAAAAGCGCTTGATTTATTATTAAAGTATGAAGTGGGCGGTGGCAGAGATTATTATGAAAAATATTTATCTAAGTTCACATGGCCTGGAGGAGCTTCTGGTCCGACAATTGGAATAGGAATAGATTGCGCTTATTACTCTGAGGACGAATTATCTAATATATTTAGCTTTCTTAAAAAAGAAGAAATAGAATTAATCAAAAGTGCTTCTGGAAAAAGTTCCGAAAGAGGCAGAGAGTATACTAAGAAGCTTAGAGCTGCCGGAATAACTATTCAATGGGAAAAAGCTAAAGAGATTTTTGAGAATTTAACTTGGACAAAATTTACAAAATTAGCAGAAAAAACGTTTCCTGGGTTGTCTGATTTATGTCCGGATGCATATGGGGCTATTGTATCCCTAGTTTTTAATAGAGGGACAAGCTTGGTTGGAGAAAAAAGATTAGAAATGAGAAACATAAGAGTCTTGATTCCAAAGAAAGACTATAAAAAAATAGCTCATGAAATAAGGCAAATGAAAAGGATCTGGAGAGGTAAAAATCTTGATGGATTAATAGAAAGAAGAGAGTCGGAAGCTTTATTAGTTGAATCTTGTAGTAATATATAAAATTATTGTGACATTTTTTATATAATTGTGTAAATTTAAAATACAATAAAAATAAATTATTATTTATATCATGCCAAAATTTGAAAATTCTTATATCTGGGTAAAAGATTTGGTAGCAGAAGAGTATAGACCTTCAGAAAAAATAAATTTTCCATTTCAAACTATTTTTGCATCTGACCCTATAAGAGTTTTCTTGCCGCAAGAAACTGATATAAATATTGCTAAAGCTGGAATTGATTCTTTAAAACCTTTTCTAGATTCTTCAATTGATTTAGAAAAAAATTATGATTTAATTGGGGTTGCGTTTAATGCTTTTGTTGTTAACAGAGCAAATAAAAATGGGCAAGTAATTTCTACAGATGTAGCTTTATCTTCCGTTGAGAATTTTAAATTCAAGCCGATGAATATAGAGCATAAGAGAAAAAATGTTGCCGGCTTGATAACTGGCTTTGGCTTTAGCGAATATGGAACGGATAAGCCTTTAACTTTGGATGAAGTTAAGGATAAAAAAGATCCATTCAATGTTGTCTTGAGCGGTTTTGTTTGGAGAATTGTAAATGAAGAATTTGCCGATAAGCTTGAAGCTTCCTCGGATCCGTCTTCTGAGTCTTATCTTAGTATTTCTACTAGCTGGGAAATGGGATTTAGAAATTTCAATATAGCTAAGGGGTCATTAAATCTTTCCGAGGCTTCAATTCTTTCTGATGAGGCTGAAGTAGCAGAAATGAAAGATAAGTTAATGCATTTCGGCGGCAAGGGTTTTGATGATGATGGTAAGCCTTTATTTATTAATTTAATAGGTGAGGTTTTGCCTCTTGGAATAGGTTTTACAAATAATCCAGCAGCCGACGTTAAAGGTGTTAAGGTTTTTGGACCTAATGATTTAGAATCAAAAGAAGAAAATGAAGTTGAGGAAAAAGAAGAGTCTGACGTGAGTGACTTATCTATAAAAAGTTCCCAATTAGATGAAAAACTTGTAGAAACAAATATAATTTCAAATAAATTAGACGCGGATGATTTAGCTGCTGCTAATGTTGAAAAAGAAAAAACAAAAAAGGAAAATAAAAAAATGCTTATAAAATCTATTCAAGATTTAAATGACGATTCTTTAAAACAGATATGCGCTACTGATATTCGCGCTTTATTTGAAGAGGAAATTAAAAAAGCTAGCGAAAAATTTACCGAGGAGCAAGCTGCTAAAGACAGCGTTATTGCCGAAGCGGAAAAAACAAAGGCTGAACTTGAAGCTCAATTAGAAGAGTTAAAACAAACCGGTGAACAATTAAAAGCCGAGCTTGAAAAAATTAAGCTAGAGGCAGAAGCTCGTGAAGCCGAAGAAATTTTCCAAAATAGAATGTCTGGATTAGACGAGGATTTTTCTTTAGATGACGAAGAACGTCAGATAATTGGTGAACAAATTAAAAATTTAGATCAGGAAGCTTTTGATAAGTGGTATAAAGCTTTCAATGTTTTTGCTAAATCCAAAAACAAAAAAATGATGATGGAGAAAAAAACAGCTAAAGAAGAAAAAATGAAAGATGAGGGCTGTGCAACATCTGAAAATAAACAATCTGCTGAAGTGATTGCTTCAGAGCAGGAAGAAAAAGAGCAAGAGGCTGCAGTTGTGCTTGAAAAGGCGCAGGCTGAAGAGGTTGCTCTTCCAAATGGAGCGATTGCTGAAGATAGCCTTAGGCAAAAATTTGCCAAAGCTTTCAATAGCAACACTATCAAAGTAGAAAATAAATAATAAACAAATAAATAAACAAATTAACAAATAAATAAAAAATATGGCTACAATTAGACCTTTTAGAGATTATGATGAGCATGAGGTTATCAACCTTTTTGCTTTTGACGGTGGCTTGGGAAATAAAGGCACTTTCGTTACCGCTGTCGGTAATGGCTTTGACCTTTCCAAAGAAGCCGCTTTTGGAAATGACAGTTTTATTGATGGAACTGTCTCCGCTAGATTTAACGTTGCAAGTAAAGTTACCGCTGCTCCTTCTGGAACTGTTCCAGCTAAGGTTCTCGGAATGATGCTTAAGGATGTTAGATCGGTTGATGAAAATGGATATCCATTAAAGTTTGAACCACGCAAGGCTGCTGAGCGCGATGTTATCATTAGCGGTGAAGCTGTCCCCGTTGTTAAGCGCGGATTATTCCTTTATAGCGGAGTTGCTGGAACACCAGCGTTTGGAAGCGGACTTGGTATTAATACCAATGGCGAGCTTATTACTACAAATGATCCAACCTTAATGGTTGCTAAAGCGCTTGGTCCAAAGGACTCAAGTAACTTTGTCTTGATCGACATTAAGCTTTAATACAACGCTAAATAGAAAATAAAATTTAGAAAATAAAATAAAAATTATGAAAATCAAATTTGAAAAAACACCAGAGCAAGTTGAACTTGTTAAAGCTATGGGTTCAAGTAATAAGGTTCAAGCTCTTGAGGCTCAGGACGCTTTTGCTGCTTTTATTGCTCCAGTTATTCAGGAAGTTCTTTTACAGGCAGGTACTGCTGCCGCTATTTATGAAGACATGAGTTATGATGAAGATGATTCCCCATCTATTCCAGTTGATCTTTACTATGGTGAGCCCGAGGGTACATTTTCTGTTTGGCAGCAAACAGTTGCCGGAGGTCTTCCTACTCAACAGATTGGAAGCTTCCAAGAGATTAAAGTTTCTACCTATCCTCTTGATTCTGCTATTAGCTTTGATAAGCGTTATGTTCGCAAATGTCGTTTAGACGTTGTAGCTAGAGGTCTTGAGAGGCTTTCTAATGATGTGCTTATTAAGCAAGAAAGAAACGCTTGGTATGTTGTTCTTAAAATGCTTGCAGACGCCAAGACAAAAAATGTTAATCACGTTTTTAAAGCTCAGGCTTCGGACGTCTTCCAAGTTGAAGACATTAACAAGGCAATTACTCTTCTCAAGAGATTGAATGCCGCTTATAATGGCACTACTCCAGTTGGTAACGAAGGAAGAGGTTTAACAGATCTCTATGTTTCTCCTGAGATTATGGAGCAAATTCGTGGATTTGCTTATAATCCAGTTAATACAAAATTAGGTCCAGTTGGTGCAACTACTGGCGTTCCTCTTACCGATTCTGTCCGCGAGCGCATTTTCAATGCCGCTGGTATGACTGATATTTGGGGAGTTACGCTTCATGAGCTTCTTGAGCTTGGCGTTGGCGGCAAATACAATGTTCTTTTCGATCAAATCGCTGGAACAAAGAAATTTGCTAAACCAGGTGAGAACGCTGATCTTGTTGGTACTGAATTTGCTGATACTGATGAAATCCTCATTGGTATCGATCGTTCACGTAGATCATTTATTCGCACATTGGCTGTTAATGCTGAAACAGGTGGAAGCTTTAATCTTCGTCCAGATGACCAATTTTTGGCTCGCTCTGGCAAGGTTGGTTTTTATGGCGGCTTGGAAGAGGGTCGCGTCGCCCTTGATGCTAAAGCTGTTGCTGGCATTATTGTTTAATAAAAATAAACAAGTAAAATTAAAGAAAGCCCCGACTCGTTCGGGGCTTTCTTTTTTGTTAAATAATCTTTTTTTTAGTGATATTTATTATCACTAAACGTGTAAACTAATTTATATAGTTATATTTTTTTGATTAATTATGATTCCAACTATTTATAATTTACCAGATGCTTATAGAGGCGATGCTTACGGTCCGATTTCTTTAAAAATAAAAGACTCTTCTGGAGGTTATTTAAGTATTGCCGGAACTGAAATAAATCTACATGTAAAAAATAAAAAAAATTGCGCAATAGTTTTAAGCTGGTCCACTCTTGACAATTCTGTGCAGATTCCGGATGATTATACTATAATTTTAAAAGAAAAAATTGGGTGTAAAATGGGGATGCCTCCTGGGGTTTATGATTATGATTTACAAATATTAAATCAAAAAAAAATGACAACCTATTTAAGGGGCACTCTTTCTGTGACTGGTGATGTAACAAGAATAGATTTTTGTGATTGCGAGTTTAATGGTGGATCTGCTAGAGATGTTGGAAATTCTTTTTGTTCTATTGAATCTATTTTTTCTTTATCTCGAATTTAAAAAAAACTGTGTATATACTCAAATAATATAATGGATATTTTATTAACATTGAATGCTGGAATGGGTGAAGGGCTTGGTCCAGATTTTTCTATTACTGCTGATGTGGGATTGGCTAATCCGGCAATACTTTCGAAAGCTGAATTACTAAATGGAAAAGTTGTTTCGGTAAGCGATTGCGCTACAAGCATTACTGTAACTTCTCTTGGCAAATGCAATAATTCTATTAGCTTTTTTATAGCGCAAGCTACTCCTACGCCTACGCCAACCATTACGCCTACGCCAACCATTACGCCTACGCCAACCATTACGCCTACGCCAACGATCACGCCTACGCCAACGATCACGCCTACGCCAACGATCACGCCTACGCCAACGATCACGCCTACGCCGACCATTACGCCTACGCCAACGATCACGCCTACGCCGACCATTACGCCTACGCCGACGGTAACACCGCAAGCTAATCCGATATATGTAATTTATGCGGCGTCTTCAACTGCGGCTGCTGCTTCAACTGGGGATTTTGCATCATTTAATGCAAATAGTCTTTATGGTCCGTTATTTAGAAAATATATCTCTGGAGTGGTTACAACAATTTCATTTGAAGATTTTCTTAAGGGCAGACTTACAACCGCAAATGGAGGAACACTTACTGGTACATCTAACGATAGAGTAACAATTCATACAGAAAATATATGCTCCTCGAATTATCTTGCTTTAGGAAATGCGGCTAAAAATTGGGCATTAACATACGTCGCTGGAGCAGGTCAACTTAGTACTGGAACTTCAATCAAGTGCCTAATAGCTTTCCCTTCTCCAGTTGGCTCTAATACTCCTAATAATTATATACAAACAGGAGAGACTGATCTGGTTAATAATCAAATGGGTATAAAAATATTTACAACATATAATAATGGAAGTACTGGTACTGCGATTACTTTAAATGGAAATTCGTATAAGCTTCTTTCATTTGATGCATCAACCTCTTATCCTGCTGGCACTACTCAAGATTTCACTATTTATTCTTGCGTTTAAAAATAAAAATTATGCCTAGTCCTGATTATATTTTAGATTTACAAATTTCAAATAGAAAAACGAATACTCCTTTAGCTGTAGTCAATAAAGACGTAACATACGGAAGTCATTATTCTCATTGGGGTATTGGTGGATATATAGAGTTGCCATCAATAGAATATAGAAATGCTATTCCGTCTGTAGATAGCATTAGCGAAGACTTATTTTCAAGCGGAAGAAGAAAAGTGGGAATGATTGTTTATGTTATTTCTGAAAATAAATATTACCAATTAATTCCAAGAGAAATAAATGAAATAGATATAACTAAGCCTGGCGAGCCGGTATCTCTCAAAAAATGGCTTTTTTATAGATCAGCCAAAAAAACTATTTTATTAAATCCAGGAAAACAGAATCTGGATGATTTCGATGATGGAACTGTAGTTGATGAATTAGGCGAATTTGGACCGGTTGGTGGCGTTGATTCGGCGACTTACGATGTAATTTCGGGAAGCAACGACCCAAATCATTGCTGGACAGAAATTTTTGTAAAAGGAAATTTTAATACTCTTGCTGATTTAGAAAATTATATATCTAATAATACATCTGCTTACGCGGGTCAGATTTGTTCTGTAATACAAGATAAGAAGGTTTATCTTGTTGTTAACACTGCTACGGTCGGGGTTTTAGGTTTACAAGAAATAGGTACGGGAGGTGGGAGTGGAGAGGTTTTTGATGATGATTTTGAAGTGTCAATAGCCGCTGGGAAAACTTTTGGTAAGTATGCAAATGGAGATTTAGTTCTAGCAAAAAATAAAACGCCAAAAGAAGTAATATTAATGGCTTGTTTAGAAGCTTTGAGCCCAACGCTGAATATTTTTAGTGGAGATGTTATAGAATTTGGAGAATCTGGTGCTAAAACTTTAGAAATAGAGTTTAATTATACGATAAGAACTAAAAATGCCACGGTGTCTTCTATTAAAATAGAAAGAAAAAAAGGATCTTCTTCTTCTTGGACTAATATATCCGATGTTACTACTGTTTTAAATTGGTCTAGTAGCGTTTTGCCACCTACAAATCCGCCATCGTCTCCTATTTCTGATACTTTCAATCATGAAAAATATGATACTACAAGCTTATATTATAGATTGACTGTGACTGATAGCAGTGGCGGTACTAATTCTATTATTTATACATTTAATCCTAATACTTATGTTGCTCCGTCTCTTTTAGCGTCTCCCGCTCCTAATATTGGATCGCTTACAAGATACAAGGGAGATAACGATAATATAATTTATACGGCTACGATTAAGAAAAACTCTCTTCTTGTACCAATAACATCTTACCAGCTTCAGAGAAAAATAGATAATGCTACCAATTGGGAGTCTCTTGGCGCGGCTGTCCCTGTAACTACTGACGTTGCTGGTTCAAATTTTTCTATAGCTGTTTCTTTAACAGACTCATCTGCTGCTTCTAATGCTACTGTAAGAAATGCTAATACTCTTAAATATAGAATAATAGTTTCTGACGAATACAAAGAGTCTCTAAGTGTGGCATCTTTTACTGAGCTAGGAGAAGTAACAATTAGCTTTTATCATAGGTGCGGTACTATTTATAGCTCCAAGATGTCCCTCGCTATAACAGACATAGATAACGCCGCTGTTTCCGCTACAAATACGTCACCAGGCGTAATTCTACAGGACTCAAAAGCTCGCAATTTCCTTTATCCAGTAAAGCCGGGAGTTGGAAATTATTTGTATTACGTCTACAAAGCTTCTGGTTACCCTCCTAGACTCCAAGTCGCAGAAGGAAATCCTGCGTTGACATTATTGGGCGGTAGTTTCGCTGGAGGAGTAAATAACCCTAGCGAGCCACAGCTTTTAAATGACGTTACTAACAAGCATGGTGCAACTGTTTCTTACGTCGTACATCGTAGCTCCTCGCCAAATTCTTACGGTAACGTTCCAGGCACGCCTGGAACTACTTTGACTTTTTCATAATAGTTATAAATTAATAGTGTAACTCTTGATAAGAATAATTAAAAGAAATGGCGTTATACTTTCCAGATATTTTAGAGCATGGTAATCCTAATAATTCAATAGTAGACTCTGATTTTATTAAGGGAGGTGCAAGGTCGCCGGTGGCTAGCTTACAAGATTTGTATGCTTTAGGCGCCGCTGATCCTTCGCCTCCCGCTGGAGAGCCATATCAAGGAAAATTTAAGCAGCACGCTACAAGAGTATATGTTAGCGGCGAAGCCGCATTTTTTGTTTTAAAAGATTTTACCAATAGGGGTAACGCTGACGGTTGGGAAATTGATTCTTATCAAGAAGATCCAGTCGGCGGTGTAGATTTAGTATATACTACTGGTAATCAAAATATTAGTGGTAATAAAAATTTTCTTGATTTATTGACCGTTAGAGATAGTCTTGGTGCTATATCTACATTATATGCGTCTTCTGGAAAAGTAGGTATTAATAATGAAAACCCTAGCGGGGCTTTAGATGTTTCCGGCAGTTCTTTCTTTAGCCAAAGACCAAAAGTAAGTGGAAGAAGTGTTTTATTAGAGGGAGATATTGATACTTCTATTTTTTATCTACGCAGTAATCCTAGCGGATTTATAACTGCGGATCAAATTCCGCAAATAGCTGGTGGCAATTTAATTTTTCAAAATCTTAATTCTCTAAATAGCTACGCTTCAACTGGTATTAGTCCGTTTGGGCAAGTATGCTCAGTATTAGATCCTGCTTCGGTTTACATGATAAAAGCGGATAGGCAATTATTATTAGTTTCTTGCTGTAATTTGTCTTGCGATTTTGGTTTAATAAATGCGGTTGAGGTTTGTCAAGATGATTGTATAATTGCAAGCGCAATTGCCAGTGTTATATGTGATCAAAACCCTACTCCAACACCTACTCGAACACCTACTCCAACGCCTACTCCAACACCTACTCGAACACCTACTCCAACGCCTACTCCAACGCCTACTCCAACGCCTACTCCAACACCTACTCCAACACCTACTCGAACACCTACTCCAACACCTACTCCAGAATTTGGAAACTTATTTTTATATGTAAAAAATTTACAGGAAACTACTCCTACGCCAACTCAAACACAAACGCTTACTCCTACCGTTACTCCTACGCCAACTCAAACACAAACGCAACAAAATTTTGAAAACTTTAACGTCAACGTTGTTTGTAATAATTTAACGCCTACTCCAACGCCTACTCCAACACCTACCCCGACAAGTACTTCTAATAATATTAGACCGTTTGTAATTAAGATAAAAACAGATAATGGCGGGGTAACTGGGGATAACGCATTCGAGTTGCCGTTGTCGCAGTCTGAAAATTATAATTTTTCTATAAATTGGGGCGACGGTTCTGTTCAAGAATTTTATTCTGGGCAATTAAATTCTATTATTCATGAATATCCAGCTCCGGGTGAATATTATATAATAATAAAAGAAATGTCTCCTGGCGGGTTTGGAAGGGTATATTTTAATAATTCTGGAGATAAGTTAAAACTTATTGAAATTGCACAATGGGGAGGAGGCGTCTGGAGTAGTTTTTCTTCAGCTTTTTATGGATGTTCTAATATGGATATAACTACAAGTGAGCCTCTATCTGTTTTAGGTAGCAATATATATTTTACAAATGCTTGGAGAGATTGCTCATCTATTACATCTTTCCCTGGTTTAATTGCGCCGAACGCTGTCAATTTCACAAATGCATGGTTTAATTGTACTTCTGTTCAGAGTTTTGGAGATATGGATCTTCAATCTGTTGATACCTTTTCTGCAACTTGGAGAAATTGTCCTTCTTTAAATTCTTTCCCGCTATCAGTTAATATGAAATCTATGAGTAATGGAAGAAATTGCTTTTTAGGCTCTGCCATTCCTACTGCTAGTTATAGCAGCATCCTTAATAACTTAGCTCAAAATAATACTAATATTAATGTTACTTTTCATGCTGGAAATAGCAAGTATCAAGCTTCGGCTCAGGCAAGTAAAAACATTTTAACGGATGATAGGGGATGGAGAATATATGATTCTGGGGTTGAATAAATTATAACACTAATATGGAAGCTGATAATATAATCAATTTAAAAGAAATATCCGAGGTTGTTAAAAGTT